CAGATGGCACGGCGAACGATGACGGCGTATTTGGTTATCAAGAGCGTTGGGCCGAATATCGTTATAAGCCTAGTCAGGTTACAGGTTATATGCGGTCTACGTCGGCAGGTACATTAGACGCTTGGCATTTGGCGCAGAATTTTGCAAGCTGCCCTACTCTCAATAATACATTCATTGAGGATAATCCACCGGTTGATCGAGTGGTTGCAGTAGGGTCAGAGGCAAATGGTAAGCAATTTATTGTTGATGCGTTTTTTAGCGCGAACAAAGCAAGGCCAATGCCAATGTATAGCGTACCCGGACTGGTAGACCATTTCTGATGTTAGATAAAGTAATGTCAGTAGTAGGTAGCGAAGCGTTCGGAAATGCTGCGCCAGTGTTAGGTAGTTTAGCAACTGGGTTGTTTAATCAACGATCTGCAAATAAGCAGATGAGGTTCCAAGACACAAGCAGTCGCACGCAGTATCAGCGTGCGGTTGCTGATATGAAAGCAGCTGGGTTAAATCAACTGTTAGCCGCGAAAGTCGGTGGAAATGCTGCGATGTCTGGAGCTAGTGCAAGCATGCCTGATTTAGGGTCGACGATGAACAGCGCGCAATCGATCCGAAATCAGAAAAATGTGCAGGATGCACAAGTTGCACAAATTGAATTGGGCAACAAAATTAGAGAATTAAAGGAGTTGCCGGAGGCAACAGTTAAAGGTATGCCGTATAAAATTGCATCAATGTTCGTAGAAACGATTATGGTTGCATTAAAGGAAGATATTACGGTTATACAAGGTAAAGCTGCAGATGAATTGAAATCCGCGTTCAGATATTTAAAAAATGCGTCGGTTGAATTTGCAGCTGAAACAAGTAAAAAGTTAGCGATTGAATATCAAAAAGCTAAATCAGGAGGCAATAGCGGACTGATTAGCGCTATTCAATCATTAATGAAGTTAGTAAATTTAGGAGATTAGTATGGAATTACGTACACCATACAATTACGATCGGGATGAGGTGTCGAAAAACACCGCGCTCGTTTTTAACGATGAAACATTAACACAGCAAAATTTCAAAGATGATGCTGATTTAAATATTATGATTAGGAAGTATGGCGTTCTTCCCGTTCAAGAAGTTAATTGGGATGAATTCGATTCATCTGTAATTCCATCAGATTATCATCAACTGCAAAATCAGTTGATAGAAGCCGATCAGGCGTTTATGGGATTGCCTGCTGAGTTACGCAGCCAGGTAGATAATGATCCAGCAAAGCTTTTGGCTTTAATTAGCCAGAAAGAAGCTGAGGCGAAAGCTGAAGCAAAGGCTGCCCAAAAGGCAGACAAAGAAGCGTCGATTCAGGCGGAGCCGATCGATGCAGACAAGCCCGCTGAATAGCGGGCGCGTCAGAGCACACGGTTATACTTGATTTATAGTGTGCTAGGTGACACCCTAGTTAAAAGGGTAGGGCCCCCACTACGAAAGTAGTAGGGAATAAGTAACAGAAAAATGTTTTGATGTTACAGGTAGTTGCATAATTTTTATACAGAATAATGATTATGCGACATTTATGTGCAAGTGCACAATTTAACGGAGTCAGATATGAGACCAGTTAAAAGAATGAGCGTAAACAAAGGTCGCAGTGCGAGCAAGTTTCGCAAGCAAGTAGGCAGAACAAAGATGGCAAACCTGCGCAGTAATCCAATGCGCGGTGGATGGCGTTTGTGATTTATGCCGTGTTTCAGCCCGCTTAATGCGTGGCGGACAGACAACGGAGAAGTCGTATTTTGGCGAAGACAAGACGCAAAGCAAGAATTAACGCTTCCATGCGGATCTTGCGAAGGTTGTCTGCTAGAGAGATCCCGACAATGGGCCGTAAGGTGCATGCACGAAGCCCAGTTGTGGGACAAAAACTGTTTCATCACGTTGACGTATGAACAGACACCAAGTTGGAACAGTTTAAGACATAGCGATTTTCAAAAGTTTATGAAGCGATTACGGAAAAGATGTACAGGCGACAAGGAATATATACATGCTCGGACTGGTAAAAGCAGTTTTCCTATTCGGTATTACATGGCTGGTGAGTATGGGACGCAGCGTGGCCGTCCTCATTACCACGCTTGTATCTTCAATTTTGCTTTTGAGGATATTGAGTTTCTTCGACGAACTAACAGCGGTTCTAACCTCTATCGTTCGGCACAGCTGGAAAGCTTATGGCCGCACGGTTTTAGTTCTGTTGGTGATGTCACTTTTGAGTCTGCTGCTTATGTTGCACGTTACGTAATGAAAAAAGCAAAACAGGAGGAAGTAGATACAGGTGCGATAGTAGATATGGAAACGGGTGAGATTATGCCTAGGTTGCCCGAATACAACCGAATGAGTTTAAAGCCAGGCATTGGCGCAAATTTTATAGATAAGTACAAGATTGATGTGTTTCCAAATGATTACGTCATTGTTAACGGACACAAAGCGAAACCGCCCCGCTATTACTTTAAGCGATTAGAACAAGCGGATCCGGAAACGTATGAATACGTGAAAGGCAGCCGCGAACTAAGAGGATTAATAGAGTGCGAGGACAACACAGAAGAGAGACTTGGCGCACGTCGAAAAGTGCTCCAAGCGCAATTAACACAATTACAAAGGAACTTATGATGGAAAAGCCAGTAGTAGTTTTATTTGACAATGTAGCGCAAGCGTATAAAGACCCTTTTTATCCACCAACCACGGGTGTCGCCTTAAGAGAATTTCAGGATGCAGTTAATGACCCGAACAACGGGCAATTATATAAGCATCCGCAAGACTTTGACCTATATGTTATAGGTTCATGGGATGAACAGTCAGGAAAGATGACTGTCAATGAGGTGCCAGAGAAGCTGGCGAATTGTTCTAGTTTAAAGACAGAGGTTATGAACAATGGCAATGATGCATAGGAACAAGAGCGCGTCAGCGCACCAGTTTTCAATGATACCTAGAGCGGAAATCCCCCGCTCTAAGTTTCAACAAGAGTCGACGCTAAAAACAGCGTTCGACAGCGGTTATTTGGTCCCAATCTACTTGGACGAGGTATTGCCGGGAGATAGTGTTAATTTGCGAATGACAGCATTCGCACGACTGGCTACGCCCTTATTCCCGGTGATGGACAATATGTACATCGATACCTTTTTTTTCTTTGTACCAAATCGTTTAGTTTGGACGAATTGGCAAAGATTTATGGGCGAGCGAGATCCGGACCCGGATTCGTCAATTGATTACACAATCCCTACAATGACATCGCCAACCGGCGGTTATGCAGTGAATTCATTGCAGGATTACATGGGATTGCCAACAGCAGGACAAGTTGATGGTTCAAGTACGGTTACCCACTCGGCCTTATTTACAAGAGCATACAATCTTATCTACAACGAATGGTTCCGGGACGAGAATCTCCAGGATTCGGTTACTGTTGACAAAGGTGATGGGCCGGACACCTATTCAAATTACACATTATTACGACGCGGAAAGCGGCATGATTATTTTACCTCTGCCCTACCATGGCCGCAGAAAGGTGACGCAGTTACGATGCCGTTAGGCGATAAAGCGTTTGTAAAGTATGGGCAATACCAGACCGCTTCTCCTGGTAGTATTGGTGATTTTGTTGTCGGTTCGCAAAGTTCAGGTGACAACAGACAGTATTGGGCAAAGTCAACTACTGAAAGCGGTACTGCAGCCGTTATTAATCAGGATCAGTTTTATCATTTGTATGCGGATTTGTCGGACGCTACTGCGTCTACTATTAACGCAATTCGTAATAGTTTTCAGATTCAGCGACTGCTTGAGCGCGATGCGCGAGGTGGTTCGCGGTATACAGAAATTATTCGGAGTCATTTTGGCGTTGTTTCACCAGACGCACGTTTGCAGCGTCCAGAGTATTTAGGAGGCGGCAGTGCTCCGATCATTGTTAACCCGATTGCGCAGCAATCAGCGACTGCAGCAAGTGGTACGGATACTCCGTTGGGTACGCTCGGTGCTGTCGGTACTGGTTTGGCTGACGGGCATGGTTTTAGTCAGTCTTTTACTGAGCATGGCATTATTATCGGAATGGCATCTG